TCCTGCGCGTCATGGCTGCGCGTGCCGAGAAGCGCCGAGTCGCCGCAGAAGGACTCACCTCATGACGACCCCGCGACCCATTTGCCCTCCCGACCACCGGCACGAGGCGGCCAACTCCTGCTACAGCCACCACGGCTGCCGCTGCTTGCCCTGCCGACTCGAGAACGCTGCCCGGCAGGCAACCTACGCTGCGGAGAAGAAGGCGGGATTCACCCGCATGGTCGACGCGCAGAACAGTCGGGAGCACATCCAGCTCCTGCAGTCATTCGGTATCGGAGCCCGCCAGGTCGCCACCCTCGCCGACGTCAGTTACGCGAGCGTGGAGAACATCCTCTGGGGTCACGCCGTCAAGACGCCCACGCGATTCCGCCCCCGCATCCCCGCATCCAAGGTCCACCGCAACACCGAGGCCGCGATCCTCGCCGTCAAGGCCGACCCCTGGTCACTCGCCCCCTCCACCCGCATCCCCTCACGAGGCGCACATCGACGGCTGCAAGCTCTCGTCTGCAACGGATGGAGCCTCCAAGCGCTCGGCCTCCACATCGGCATGTCAGCCGAAGCCGCCCGACGCTCCCTCTTCAACGACACCGTCTACGCAGACACCTTCTGGCGAATCGCCAGCATGTACGACGAGCTCTGGAACATCGAACCTCCACAGGACACACCTGAGCAGCGCGGCTCCGCCACCAAGATGCGCAACTTCGCCACCGACCGCGGATGGCTCCCCGCACTCACCTGGGACGACATCGACAACGACCCGACCCCACCCAAACCCGAACGCGACGGCGCCATCGACGAGATCGCCATCGAACTCGCGATCGCCGGAGAGCGTGTCCGTCTCAACACGGCCGAGCGGCATGAAGTCGTGAAGCACTTCCACGCCCTCCGCTGGTCCGACGGTCGCATCGCCGACGTGGTGTCCGCCGACCCTCGCACGATCCTCCGCGACCGCCAAGACCTCGGCCTCGCGGCATGGGACCAGAACGACCTCATCGACAGGAGCGCAGCATGAGCGCTTTCGTCTGCGAAACGCCCGCAACTTCTGTTGCGACCGAAATGAGGTTGCTGTGATGGCACGGCATCGGGTCGATATCCAACGTTTCGGGGGCATGGTGCGCCGAATCGTCCGAGCGTATGGACGCCGCTTCGAGGACGAGGGCGACGAGCCCGAACTGGCCGAACTATTCGGCCTCCTCGGTGACGTCGAGGACGCACTGCAGCTCACCGTCGACCAGCTCCGCGACCGTGACGTGTCCTGGGCGGCGATCGGTCGAGCGGTTGGCATGACCGGTGAGGGTGCCCGCAAACGGTGGGACCGCGACCGGAAGTCGAGGGCAGCATGACCGGACTCAAGCCCCCGTTCCCCTACTTCGGCGGAAAGCAGCGTATCGCTGAGCAGATCGTCGCGCGGTTCCCCAAGCACGATCACTACGTCGAGCCGTACTGCGGTGGGCTCTCCGTTCTGCTGGCGAAAGCACCGTCCAAGTTCGAGACGGTGAACGACCTCGACGGCGACGTGATGACGTTCTGGCGAGTCCTTCGCGACCAGCCCGAGGATCTCGAGCGTCTGTGCGCACTCACCCCGCACTCACGGGAGGAATCGCTTCTCGCAAGAGATCGCCGGGAACTGACGGATCTCGAGCGGGCCCGGCGTGTGTGGGTTGCACTCACTCAGCGGAGGGGCGGACAGCTCCAGGCGACCGGATGGCGGTACAACATCGACCCTTCCACCGCATCGACCCTCTCCGTCGCGAAGTATCTGAACGCCTATGTCAGCAGGATCGCGCCAGCAGCCGACAGGTTGCGCACGGTGGCACTCGAGAGCCGTCCCGCACTCGAGATTATCGACGCATACGGCGGATTCGAGGACGTCCTCATCTACGTCGATCCCCCGTACCTCGGTGCAACACGCGGATCCTCGAACCCCTATCGGCACGAGATGAAGACGGCAGCCCTCCACACGGAACTCCTCGAGGCGCTCCGAACCGTCAGGGCGAACGTCGTCCTCTCCGGCTATCCAAGCGACCTCTACGACAGAGCCCTGGCGGGCTGGTGGAGGGAAGAGATCGGCGCCTCCACCGGGCAATCGAACGGCCGCTTCGACTCCGCACGGACGGAGGTCCTCTGGGCTAACTACGACCTCACCATGCACAGCGACGCCGCCCTCGACTTCGGTGACTGGGACGTGACGGCATGAGGGCTGACATCGAGATCGCCGGGGCCGAGACCGGCGCACACCTTGAAGCAACAAGAGGAGCCGCAGCCCGAACAGCAGCTGCGCTCGCCCGCATCGACGCGCTGCAGTCCAACGCACCTCAGTGCTGGATCTGCGGCCAACGCACGGCCAAGCCCGACCGGTTCGGCCTCTGCTCCAAGAGCACACCCCCACACGTCGCCGAACGGCAACGCCAGAGGAGGGACGCATGAGCCGCATCTTCGCGCTCGCCGCGTCCCACTGGCGGTCGCTGCGTGCCGAGTACGAGATCTACCGGGAGGGCGCGTACGAGCGCGCCGAGACGGACTGCAACGGAGTCCTACTCAACGCGCGCGGCAAGAAGGCCGGCATCGACCCGTACAGCCTCTTCATGGGCAACGAGACCCGGGCGCTGGCCTACGCGTCGGAGGAGCTCGTCGACCACTGGGGGCGGCACCCGCGACTCACGTTCGCCGAGTTCGAGAAGCAGCACCTGGAGTACGTCGCATGATCACCCCCAAGTACGAGCAGCAGCCGAAGCCGACCACGGCGGAGTCGGCCGAGGCGTACGCGATGGTGAAGTTCCGATCGCTCGGGATGTGCGAGATCTGCGGCAAGGCGCGAGCGACCGAGACCCACCACCGCCTGCACCGCTCGCACGGCGGCCTCGACATCATCCAGAACCTGCTGCACGTGTGCGGATGGGGCAACCACACCGGCTGCCACGGCGACGCGCACTCGCGCTCCGATCGCTACGACAACGGGTGGGCGGTCCGAACCGGCAACGATCCGGCCCTCCGGCCGGTCCTGTACCGAGGGCGACTGCGCATGCTCACCGCAGACGGGTGGGCCGTCTGATGCCGATCCCCATCACTGCGACGCTGTACGCCGTCTACTGGCCGGAGCACCAGGTCCTGAAAGTCGGTCGCACGAACAGCGAGGATCGACGGTTCGCGGAGCTCACGGCGACCGGTGGGCTGGTGGTGATGCTCATGCGCGACATGCTCGCCGGACATGAGCCCGCCGCCCTGGCCTCGGTCGCGGGACGGTTCGAGCGCGCGTTCGCGACAGCTGCCGAGTCCGAGCACATCGTCCACCGCACTCGTGGGTTCACCGAGTGTTTCCGCGTCGCACGCCGACAGCTCGCCGACGCAATCGATTTGATCCTGGAGGGGATCGTCACCCATGACATCGAGCAAGAGACCGAACCGGCGCGGCCGGACGATCACTCCGGAGATCTTCGACGCCCTCGCATCGCTGCCGGATGGTCCACGGCTGACCGAGCTGGGGATGAGGGCAATGATCGCCGACGACCATGGCCGCGGTCGGGTGAATCTGCGGACGATGCTCGCGACCTTGTACCCGCGGACGTACGCGGTGACCGAGGAGACGCTGACCGATCATCTGTTGCTCCTGGACGAGGCGGGAGCGATCGACCTGTACGTCGATGGGAACGGGTCGAGCATGTTCCAGTTCGTCGACTGGCCGTACGTCGACCGTCCCGGCAAGGAATTGCTGCCGCCCCCACCTCTCGCGAACGGTTCGCGAGTCACTCGCGAATCGTTCGCGGCAGAGGAGAGGGAGCGTGCGGGCGAGTGGGAGAGCGCGAGCGAGGGAGAGCGCGAGAGCGAGGGCGAGAGTGCGCCCCACTCGCGAACCACTCGCGAGTCCCTCGAGAACGAGACGTCCATTCCCAACCCGTTCTGCCCGACCCACATGCCTGCCGGAAGCGGCGGGGTTCCCTGCATCGATTGCCAGGACGCCCGCCTCGCTCACCAGATGGTCCTCCGCCACCGCCGCGAGGAGACCCGACGCCGGCGAACCGCCCCCGACACCGACCCCCACTGATCTTCACCTGACACGTCCCAGAGAGGACCAACCATGAAAACGAAAGACCGCACTGCCCGCCCGAAGTTCGACCCACCGATCCCCGTCTCCAGCTTCCTCATCGGCATCGCTGTCGGTGTCGTCGCGTTGGTCGTGCTCCCGGTCGTCGTCGGGGGTGGCTGGTGAGCACGAAGACCCGACGGCTGACCCGCCGCATCAACCTCAACCTGCCTCCCGAGCGGTGGCCGGTGAATCACAACCGTCTCGTCGCCGAACGGAAGCGGAAGCACCGCACACCCATTGCGGCCCCGCGCATCCCCACAATCGCTGCCGCTTTCCATGCGCTGACAGACGGCGCCCTGGATGCGGCTCGAAGCGCAACGCACCTGGTCGCCGCATTCAACACTGCAGCCGAGCGGATGGAGATCGCACGCGAGTTCCGAATCCTCGACAACCTCGCCGCCCGCGGATTCGACGTCCGCACCGAACACGACGCGCTCGCCGCACGAGAGGCCGCGCTGAACGCACCCGAACTGGAGGAGAGTCGATGACTCAGCTGATCGACCCGCACGACTTCTTGACCGACGAGCAGAGGGCGGAGGAGGTCGCGACATGGAGGCTCACTCGAGCACTCCGCGAGGCGCCTGAGCTGTTCACCCACGCACGCGCTCTGACGCTGTCTCGGGCGGAGGCCGGCGAGACGTTGTCCGAGTGGAACGCTCCGATGCGGATCACGGTCGAGGACGACGCCTCGGACGCCTATGCCCGCCTGGGCGAGTGGGTGGAGAACTTCGCGATGTGGTTGAACATCGCTCCCCCGGTCTCGCACATCGCCGCGCAGCGTATCCAGCGGGGCGACATGCAGGGATTCCGGGCTGGGGTGACACCGGAGGGCGCCGGGCTCTTGGTGAACCTGCTTACCTCGTGGCTGGCGATCCATTCGACGAGGATCGCCACCCACGACGCCCACCCCACCTACCGGGAGGACGTCACGTCTCTGCTGTGGCGGCTGCGCAGCAAGTACCCACTGGACAGAGGCCGCGAGCGCGACGTTCTCCCGCGCACGTGCCCAGAGTGCGGGATCCCGGGTGTGCAGGCGGAGTGGTGGTCGCAGAACAATGCCGACGTCGAGGTGTCTTGCATGATCTGCGGGTTCACGATCGACCCGGCCGACTACAAGCGGATTCTGGAGTGGATCCTGCCTCAGGCGGAGCGGACCACCTGGGTGGACTCGCTCAAGGTGTATCCGCGCCGGTGCACCGGCTCGGCCGACTGCAGCGCTCCCGTGCACATCCACGGCTGCTACGCGGACACCGATGCGGCATCGTGCGAGCACGACGACGAGCACCCGACCCGGACTGCTGGGGGTGCGGAATGAGGTTCACGGCGCGCGCGATCGTCCTCCTCGGCGTCCTCTACGACGCGTTCGACCTATTCGTCGACCCGCACCTGACGACCGACCCGGCATGTGTCCGGTATCGCCCTGCCCGGTCCGGGAGTTGGCTCGACCGCCATTCCCGCGGTCGAGAGTGCGGTCGATGTAGAGCACGGTTCAGGCACCTACGCCCGGCGTTTGACTCCGTCGGTCTGCGCAGCGTCGAGCACCCACGCCCGGTGCCTGCCCCTCCCACGACCGAACCACCGACGAACGAACCTCACCCCCGCCCGGACGTGGGAAACGACCACAGGGGCAGCACCCCAAACGGTGAAGACCGCCAGAACCCAGGAAACGAAATCAGCCATACCGCGCTACATGCGGCCGAAACGGAGACACCAATGCCCACCAACGAAACACCCCCACTCGTCGACATCACCGGCACCACCGTCCACGACCTCGGCGAAGACGGAGACTCCTTCATCGTCGAAGGCACCCAAGACGTGCACATCGCGCTCGCCGCGGTCGACGCTCACGCTCTCATCTCGTATGGGGCACGCTCTGACGAGTTCGAGGACGTGCACCGTCTCCTCCCCGTCGCCCGAACGACGGTCGGCACGTGGTGGTGGCGGGAGCACTGCTCCCACGACTCAGAGCTCGTCTCCGTCGGGGTGGACCTGCCGCCGGCGCTGTTCCGTGGAGTGAGGGTCGACCTGTGAGTGCCGCAGACCGTACAACTTCGGATTCTGAGACAGGAGACCAGCAATGAACGGCGGAACTGAGTGCGCGCACTACGAGGACCGCTACGGGCGCTGCATTGACTGCGGCAAGACGTGGGAGCAGCGGAAGGCGGAAAGCGCCCCAGACCACGAGAACAGGAGCGAGTGATGAGCAAGAGCATTTGGTACAACCCTGACCACGACTTCATCGGATCGACTGGCGTAGACACACTCGAGGAGCTGGCCGCTCTCGTCCTCCAGGACGGCGAGGTCGCGGAGCTGTTCGATTCACCGGCGACGGTCGAGTCCATAGTGGAGGAACTCGACACGTTGAGCGTCGAGCCCTTCATCATCCCGTCCGCGCACCTCCATCGCGAGTCGTACGACACCGGCTACTCGTGGCCCTGTGCGATCGACGCACGACCTGGACGCGGATACGTCAAGGTCGTCGGGGTCCACCGATGAGCGTGCTGCGTCTGCGTGACCGCTGGGTGATCCTGCTCGACACGCTCGGCGGCGAGCTGCTGGGGCGCACGGTCGATCACCACCTCACCACCGACCCCGCGTGCGCACGCTACCGTGCGCCGCGTCCGGGTAGCCGGCTCGATCGAGTCTCGCGCGGACACTCGTGCGGGCACTGCATGGCGGACCGCGCATTCGGCCGGACCCCAGACCACACGAACAGGAGCCGATGATGGACCGCGAACAGATCAAGGCCGACATGGTGACGGCTCTGACGCTTCGAATGCGCAACGGAGGCCGGCACCTCCACCACCGCTCGTGCATCCACAACCTGCCGCCCGAGGAGCAGATCGCGCTTCGAGGGCGAACGGTCGAGCAGTGGTTGGCGCTGCACGGCTCGATGCCCACGCAGATCACCCCCGCCGAGTGGGAAATCGAATCGCCGTTCGGGACCTCAGACCACACGAACCGTAGTTCGGTCGATCCCGGGAGGGACGAATGAGCGCGATCAGGAAGGGCACCTGCGGTGCACCAGGACCGTACAACGCCCACTGCACAGAGGATCCGATGCACCAGTACTCGTGCTACGACGCGGGCGCCGATGTCAGCTTCAACGAGGGCATGATGCGCGACGCCGACCTCGTGCACGCGTGCGACGACCCGAACTGTGAATCGCACGGTGAGCGGCCTGGGGGCACCCGCGTGACAGCCCACTACCCGCTCCTCATCGAGGTCGAGACCGGCGACCCCGACGACCCGGAGCTTCGCGAGACCGGTCATGAGGTCCAGGAGCGGTGCGGGTGCACCGTCGATCTCCGACACGACTACGGACACGACAAGGAGAACTAGAGACATGAGTGACGACTACAACAAGCTGATCGTGGAGCTTCGCGAGGACGCGGCCGGGTGGCGTGCGTCTGCTGAGGGTCTGAAGGGGCGGCAACTGTTCGCGTTCTTGGGTGCGGCTCGGATGATGGACCGCGGGGCGGCAACTGTTGCGGCTCTGGCGGCAAGAGACGAGCTGTGGCGGGAGCAGGATGCGAGCCTGCGAGATGACATTCGGACACTCGTGGCGGAGCGTGACGCGTTGCGGGCGGAGTTGAAGACGCTCGCGGATGACTTCGGGGAGGCCCGGAACTACATCGCAGCCGAGGCACCGCACAAGCCAACCCTTTCCCACATGGACGAGGTGCTCACACGCACGGGAGCGGTCATCGATCCGGTTGAGGGGGAACAGCCATGAGCCGCCGCATTCCAGCGAGCGATGACCCGCGTCCCTGCCGCCACTGCGGTCACCCGGGCACCGAACACACCCGCACCACAGGACCGAATTCGATCGGACGGTTCTTCCACCGCGGATGCGCAGATGGCTGGGTCAGAGGCTTCGGATGGCTTAGCGAGACGCGCGGCGCCTGCGGATGCGGCCTCTATGAACCGAAACGCTGGTGGCAGCGCCAGAGGAAGGCAAGCATATGGTGAACATCCCAGACGAAGTGTTGAACCTCGCAGCCCAGGGCATGTGGGACATCGATTCAGTTGGCCCCGATTCAGTGTGGAATGACCTGGCCCCGTCATTCCGTGCGTCGCTGATGACCCAGGTGGAAGCCGCTTGCCAACCGATCGCTGAGTGGGCACGGAAGGAAGCACTCGCCGAGGTGCTGAGCACGTGCGAGCAGAACAGGGTCTTCCTTCGAACGGTCCGCAGAGACTACATCGAGGAAGACTTCTCGGATCCGCTCGTCAAGATCGCGGTGATTCGTGCGCTCGTGGAAGGAGAAGCTAGTGCCTGAGTACACGCCCACAACTGAGCAGGTTCGGGAGATATGGGTAGACGCAGTAGGCGACCACCCGACGCCGCGCCTGCATGCGGGAGGAGTGTTCGATCGCTGGCTCGCAGATCACGACGCCGTGGTCCGGAACGAAGCACTCCTGACCGCGGCCGCCAGGATCGAATCGTTCTTCCCTGACCCTCATGCTGAGGGCGAAGGATGCGACGACTGTGACGCAATCCGCGCGCTCGCCGCATCCCTGCGGGAACTCGTTGAGGGCGAGGGGCAGCGACCGGACTGATGACGCGCAACCTCGCCGACCCGAACGACACATGGTGGACGATCGACCAGACCGCCGACCACTTCGACATCAAGCGCCGAACAGTCATGGACTGGATCCGCGCCGGCGACCTCACCGTGTACGGCAACACCAAACTGATCCGACGAACCGACGCACTCGCTGTATTCAGGGCACGGCGCAAGCAGCAGAGGGAAACACGCTTCGATCGCGGATGCTAGCGATGGGGTGGGGTGGTGCCGGGCTGTAGTGCCGGACTCCCCCACCCCTCCGTCAAACTACTTGCCGAGCGCCGAACGGACGGTGCCGCGGTTGATGTCCGCGAGAACCGCGATGGTGGTCTCGGGGATGTCCGCGACGCTGGCGACTTGGATTGCCATGCGCAGGTTGGATCGTGCAGCGGAAAGCTTCGCCTCAAGTTCTGCGATGGAGTGGCCGATGGAGGCCACATCCTCGCGAGCGGGTTTGTCGCCCTCCTCGGCGACCGCGAGCAGCGCGTCGAACGCCGTTTTGGTGAGGTCTCCGGTCGTCGGGATGGCGGACCATTCCATGACGAGTTCGCGGAGTCGCTCCTCGGCCTTTGCCCCGATTGGGGCGCGTCGGTGGGCGCGGGCGATGAGATCATCGAGTTCGTTCGTCATGTACATCACTATACAGCGAGTGTATAGCTCTATACAACCCGCTCAGTCACCGATCTGACAATTGGACCGCGAATGATGCGGTAACGTACTTTTCCCTGTTAGCATGGCGCTACGCAAGCGTGCACGCCGGGCGAGATCGATACTCGAACTCCGCCCGGCTTCTGCATGTCTGGGGCACCTATAGCGTGTCAACGGGTCGGAGGAACGAGAGATGTCCTTGTTCAGAAAGAAGCGGGTTCAGCCTGCCGAGCCGCCGACCTTCACGCGGACGATCTTTCGAAGCTACGAGATCCCCGCGGACCGCACGCCCGAGTCGTTCGCGTTCATGGTCGAGCTCCTCTGGGGTCACGTCATCGACGAGTTGTGGACCGATGATGCAAACGATGTCGACGACATCACCGAGTATGCCCACGAGGAGTTCTACGACGTTCGGGTGATCGCGAAGGACGGCCGCGTAGAAGAGCGTCCTTGCCCGGAGCAACACTAGGTCGGCGCAGCGCCAGTTCGTCAGCCAATCTCGTCGGCGGGGTGATCGTGGCAGCGGGCATCCCGGGACGGACCACAGCGCAGCATCGGAAGAACCGGGCCGCGCTCAAGCAGCTGACCCGTGACCACAACCTCCCGTGTGCACTGTGCGGGCAGCCCATCGACTGCGACATCCCGCGTGGCGATCCCGACGCGTTCGAGTACGACCACGCCAAATCGATCACCGCGTACCCCGAGCTCGCGGACGACCCGAGCAACGGTCAGCCGAGCCACAAGCGCTGCAACGGCAGCAAGGGGCAGGGCGACGGACGCCCCGGTCTAGGAGACCCGTCAGAGATCTGGTGAGAGGAACAGCACCATGGCAGCAGTAACCGGCTCGACCATCGTCGGCACTGTTCGGCTTGAGCTGTTCGCCCAGGTCGAGGGCGTCGAGACGCAGGGCCACCTGGGCACGTGCGAGCTTCCCATCCGGTTGACCAAGGTGCCCTCCCTCGATCCCGCACCGGCCGTGCGGGTGCAACTGGAGCTGTCGAAGGCGGACCTTGCTGATGCGCTGCGTGAGCTCGCGGCCGCGATCGATGCCGACGCGCAGCGCGACTGATCCCCGCTCGCGGGGAGGGGCGGTCAAATAGCTAGCGCGTGTCGGACGGCAGTCCACCGGTAGTGAATCGTCCCCCTCCGCCCTTGTGTTGTCCCACGTCCACCCTGTCCCACCCTCCAGGAGGTGGCCCTGATGGCGCTCTCCGACGAGGACCGTCGGAAGCGCGACCGAGAGCGAAAGCGCAGGCAGCGAGCCGAATCCAAGAACGCGCCCAAGCTCGTCGCGCTGCCGAAACCACCATCCGATTCCGCGGACACCGACGGACTCGAAAGTGGGACATCTGCGGACACGGACCTGTCCAAGCTGACGAACTACGCCGCCGCCGTGGAGGTCATTGGCGGGTTGGACGTTCCGGTCGGTTCCCGGGCATTGGTCGCCCTCGTGTTGACGCTCGCCCGGGACCTTGACGGGTTCATGAACGTGCCGCAGCGGTCGTCGATCGCGACCCGCTACCTCGAGGCGATGGACCGGTTGCGGTCCGAGGCGGCGCCGGTCGAACGTGACGAGCTGAACGAGCTGCGCCGTTCGTTCTACGAGGGAGCTGTGCCGGATGACGCCGACAGCGACTCGAAGCCGAAGCGGCGGAACGCGTAAGCCAGCCACCCGGAAGCCGACACCGGTTCGAGGGCACGAGGTGCCTCGCGTATTCACCCCGCCGCTTCGGCCGTTGACGCCGAAGACCAGTGCCGGGTTCGCCGCGATCCGGTTCGCTGGGTGGCTGCACGAGCAGGTGCGTGGCACGCAGTACGCCGACCTGGCGCCGGCGTTGATTCCCTGGCAGTGCTGGTTCCTGATCCACGCGCTCGAGCTGCTTCCCGACAACTCCTACCGGTTCAAGCTGGTGCTGCTGTGGGTCGCCAGGCAGAACGGCAAGACGTTCATTGCCGCTCTCCTGATCCTGTTCCGCATGTTCGTGGACGGGGATGCTCAAGTCATCGGTGTGGCGCAGAAGCTCGCCACGGCGAAGAAGACGTGGGAGCACGCGCAGGCCATCATCGACGCGGTCCCCCGGCTCCGGCAGGAGCGTGCCGGACAGTCGAACACCAACGGTGAACTGTGGTTCGCCCTCACCGGGCGGCAGCGGTACTGGGTCGACTCGGCCGACAACGGCGGTCGTGGGCTGACGTTCGATCTGGTCTTCATCGACGAGATCCTCAAGCACAAGACGTTCAAGGCGTGGTCGGCGCTGTCGAAGACGACCAACGCCAGACCGCGGGCACAGATCATCGCCGCGTCCAACGCCGGAGACCTGGACGCGATCGTGCAACGGCACCTGCACGCGATGGCGATGAAAGCCATCGAGGCCGATGACCGGGAGACCACGATCGGGCTGTTCTGGTGGTCGCCGCCGCCGGGCATGCCGCTGGACACACCGGAGGCGTGGGCGTTCTCGAACCCCTCCCTCGGGTACACGATCACCGTCGCCACCGTCCGCGGCGACTGGGCGACCGACCCGGCACCGATCTTCGCCTCCGAGGTGGGGAACCTCTTCACCGAGGCCGGGACCGGTGGCCCATTCCAACCCGGCCGGTGGGCAGCCGGAAGCGACCGTCTCTCCAAGCGCCGCGACGGCGCCCCCGTGTACATCTGCATCGAGGTCTCCCACGACCGCACGATGGCGCACATCGGGTTCGCCGCCGAACGGGAAGACGGGTCCGCGCATGTGGGGATCATGGCCTCCCGTGCCGGAACCGACTGGGTCGTCCCCTGGCTGACGTCCCCCGAGCGACGGTTCACACCAGAGGCGATCACCTTCCAGACCAAGGGTGCCCCCGTGTCCTCGCTCGCACAGGAGTTCGCGGACGCCGGACTGACCGTGACCGAGTGGGGTGGTCCTGACCTGGGCCGGGCAACCGGTCTCATCCTGGACGGCGTCAACCTGGGCAAGGTGTTCCACCGCGCCCAGCCGGTCCTCGACGTCGCCGCCGGGCAAGCGGTCATGAAGAAGCTGGGCGACGCCTACGTCCTCGACCGTGCCGGATCCCCCGGCGACGCCTCCCCACTGTCCGCCATCACCGGCGCCTATTGGCTGCTGAGGACCCCGCCGGAGCAGATCGTTCCGCGCGTGAGAACCATTCAGAGGAGACGTCGTGGGCAGAGTTCGTGACGCGTTGCGCGCCCTCACCGGGCGCGGGTCCGAGCGCCGCTCGCGCCGCCTCCCCTCGCTGTGGGGGCAGCGCACCTCCTCCGGGGTGACGGTGGTACCCGAGAACGCACTGCAGGTCAGCGCCGTTCTCGCACCGGTACGGCTGGTATCCGAATCGATCTCCGGTCTGCCGGTGTCGGTCGTCATCCGCAAGGGCGCCGCCCGGGTCCCCGCCCCCGCGACCGACCCGCTCGTCCCGCTCCTGACTGATCGGCCGAACCCGACGATGGACTCCGGGGAGTTCTGGCGCACCGTCGTGGCGTGGATGCTGATCCGCGGCAACTCGTACGTGTACGTCCAGCGCAACGGCGCCGGTGCTGTGACCGGGCTGTGGCCGGTCCCGCCGTCGATGGTGCAGGTGCTGCGCACCTCGTTGGGCATGTTCGCGTACCGCCTTGGCCACGACCAGAAGAACACCTGGCTGCCGGTGGAGCCCGGCTACGTCGCCACCCACACGGAGGTCCTGCACTACCGGTGGTTCGGCACCGGCCCGGAAGGGCTCTCCCCGATCGGTGTCGCACGCGAGCAGGTCGGGATCGCGGTCGCCGCGACGGGCTACATCGGCGGGTTCTTCGAGCGCGACGCCACCCCGGAGACCGTGATGACGGTGGCCGGGAACCTCACCGACGTGCAGTACAACCGGCTCCTGGATCAGATGGAGGACCGTCACAAGGGGTTCGACAACGCGCACCAGATCGCCGTGTTCGAGGGCGGCGCGAAGCTGGAGCGGTTCAGCCTCTCCCCGGCGGACGCCCAGTTCCTCGCGATCTACAAGCTCACCAAGGGTGAGATCGCGAACCTGTACGGGGTTCCGCCGCACAAGATCGGTGACCTCGACAAGGCCACGTTCTCCAACATCGAGCACCTCTCGATCGAGTTCGTGCAGGATGCGCTTCTGCCACCGATCGCCCGCCTCGAGCGGGTCACCCGGCAGCTGTTCACCGACCCGGACATGCGGCTCAAGTTCGACCCCAAGGGGTTGCTGCGTGGCGACACCGCTGCACAGACCGCCCGCTACACGGCGGGCCGTCAGTGGGGGTGGCTCTCCGTCAACGACATCCTCCGGTTGGAGGACGAGGAACCGATTGACGGCGGCGACACCTACCTGACGCCGTTGAACATGGTCCCGGCCCCGGCAGAGACCGTCACCCGCGACGGAGCGACGCCGCTCACCATCCCCCAGCTGCAGCCCACCGGCTACCGGGCGCTGCGCTCCAAGCGCAACACGGTGGCGCCGGCCGAAGCGGCACCCGCCTGGGTGACCCGGCTGACCGACATCCTGAACACCCACGTCGAGACGCTCCGCGACGACGCACTCTCCGCAGCACAGGCCAACCAGCGGGCCACCCGCACCCTGGCCGGTCTCGATCAGGGCGACTGGGACGACGTCCTCACCGACGAGCTCGCCCCCGCGTTCGCGGGAATCGTGGACGAGTTCGGCAGCAGGGCAGCCCTCGCCCTCGGCGGGGCGTTCGCTCTCGCCCAGACCGTCAACTGGGTACAGGCAGCCTCCGCCCGGCAGGCACGGAACATCAACGACACCATCTGGGCGGCGCTGGCCGACCTCGACCCGGAGGCGAGTCTCCTGGACGCCGTCGGCGCCGTGTTCGATGCCGCCCTGACCCGGATGGCGGAAGTAGCCGCGTCGGCGGTCAACTCCATCGGCGGGTTCGGCCGCAACGAAGGCGCCCGGCAATCCGGTGCCAACAGCAAGACGTGGCTGGTCAACAGCGCCAACCCACGACCGTCACATGCGTCCATGCACGGCGAGACCGTGCCGATGGATCAGCCGTTCTCCAACGGCTGCATGTGGCCGGGCGACCCGTCCGGCGGTGTCGATGAAGTAGCCGGCTGCAGTTGCGGCGTCGAGTTCGAATTCTGAAAGGACCCACCCAGATGACCCGCACCTTCGAGCGGCGCACGTTCCCGCTGCACGACATCCAGATCCGCTCCGTGAACGAGGACGCCGGACAGCTGCACTTCACCGGCCGTGCCGTCGTGTACGACCAGCTGTCGGAAGACCTCGGCGGCTGGCAGGAGGTGACCAAGCCGGGCGCGGCCACCCGCACCCTCGCCGCCAACCCGGACGTCCGGTTCCTGATCAACCACGACGCGAACCTCCTCCTGGCTCGCACCGCAGCAAGCACGCTCCGGCTGTCCGAGGACGCCGACGGCGTCCTGGTCGACGCCGACATGGCCGACGTCAGCTACGCCCGCGACCTCGCTGTGTCGCTGGAGCGTGGCGACATCAACCAGATGTCGTTCGGCTTCTGGATCACCTCCGACTCCTGGTCCGGGACCCTGCACGAGGTCCGCGAGTTCGACTTCGAAGGCGGAGACGTCTCCGTGGTCACCTTCCCCGCCTACACCCAGACCTCCGCCGAGCTGCGCACCCGGGCGCAGACGCACCTGGCCGAGCTGCGCGGCTACCCGCGTGAGCGCGCCCAGCGGCGACTGACCGTGATCGACCTGCTCGTCAAGAACTAACCCAGCCACCCACGTACCCGTCCGAACGGTGCGGGTCACCACCAACAAAGAAAGAGGCAGCCACCCATGGCTTCATCTGTCGAGCTCCGCCAGGAGCGTGCCCGCACCGTCGAGGCGATGCGGACCATCACCGAGACCGCCGAGAGCGAGAACCGGGACCTCACCGCCGAGGAGCGTCAGAGCTTCGACCGCGGCGAGACCGACTTCCAGTCCCTCACCGAGCGGATCAACCGTCAGGAGACGCTCGAGCGCCGCAACGCGGAGCTCGGCGTCGAGGTCAACAGCCCCGACCGCGGCGGCGATACCCAGGCCGGCGGCGACACCGAGCAGGCGGTCCGCGACCGGCGCAGCGCCTTCCTCCGCTTCGTCCGCGGCGGCGCCTCGGCCCTCGCCCCCGAACAGCGGGCGCTCGTCCAGAACCCGGCGGGCGAGATCCTGGTCCCCGAAGACCTGGAGGCCGAGATCATCCGCTCGGTGCCGAAGCTGAGCATCATCCGCGGCCTCGCCGGACAGCGCGACACCACCCGCAACCGGGTCCGCCGTCGCTCCCTCGACGAGGTCACCGTCGGATGGGGGAAGCTGGAGACCGGCGGTCAGACCCTCACCGACTCGATGCCGGGCACCCCCACCGAGGAGTGGACCTACATTGAGGACCTCTACGGGCTCGCCAAGATCGGCGAGGACGAGCTCGACGACAGCGACCAGAACCTCGAAGCGTTCGTCACGGACTCCTTCGCCCGGGCCGCCGCGGAGGCGGAGGACACCGCGTTCACCGTCGGCACCGGCCACACCGGCAAGATCCCGGTCGGGATCTTCTCCGCCGCCGGAGAGGTGAGCAAGATCGTCTCCGCTGCCACGGACTACAGCGGCACCGGTGCGAACGCGCCCGGCAAGCTGATCGACGACCTCAAGGCGCTGATCTACGGGGTGCCGAAGCAGTACCGCCAGAACGGCAGCTTCCTGCTGTCCTCGATCACCGAGCTGTTCCTGTCCACGGTCAAGGACAGCAACGGGCAGTACCTCTGGCAGCCCTCCACCCAGGCCGGACGGCCGAACACCTTCCTCGGCTACGCGATCGGCAACCAGGAGGATATCGCCTCCGCCGCTGCCGGGAAGCTGATCGCCGCGTTCGGTGACTACTCCGCCGGATACCGGGTCTACGACCGGCTCGGCATCACCGTCCAGCGCCTGACCGAGCTGTACGCCGAGGACGGCATGGTCGGCTACAAGTTCCGCAAGCGTGTCGGCGGCGACGTCGTCCGCCCGCAGGCGATCAAGCTGCTCGCCACCAAGGCCAGCTGACCCAGCACCCACACGGATGGGCAGGGCGCACACGACGCACCCTGCCCATCCGGCCGCTGCCCATCCCTCGACTGCGCGGAGGCGACCATGACTGACCCGGCTGGCGCCACCACGGACCTTCTGATCACGGTGACCGAGCTCGTCACCCTGCTGGCTGATCCGATCCCCGTCGAGACGGCCGGACCGATCGCCGCCGCCGCCTCCGGCGCCGTCCGCGACTACTGCCGATGGCGTCTCGCCGGTCCCGCCACGCAGACCGTCACTCTCACCACCCGTGGCGAGGGCACCATCTTCCTCCCCAGCCTCCACGTCACCGCCATCACGGACGTGCGTGAACTGGATCAGCCCATGACCGAGCGCATCGACTTCGACTGGGACGACACCGGTGCCCTCGAGCGCATCGGCCGGCGGTGGCCGAGACGGCGCCGAGCCGTCACCGCCACCATCACCCACGGATACGACCGTTGCCCCGATGACGTCGCGCAGGCCATCGCCGCCGCCGTCGGCCGTGGCGTCTTCGCCCCCGCCTCCGGGGTGGTGTCCGAGTCCACCCTCTCCGCCAGTGTCAAGTACGCCTCCAACGGCAACGCCGCCGCCACCAGCGCGTTCCTCCCCCACGAGCTCGCCGTGCTCGACAAGTACCGGATCGGGCAGAGCCGATGACGCTCCCCGGCTTCGCCACGGACACCGTCATCCGATTGCGTTACCCCACGATCCGGGATCACGGGGTCGAACGCATCGACTACACCGCGACACCGTACCGCCACCCCATCGACGGCTGCTACCTCGAGCCGCTCCCGAGCGTCCAGGTCGACGGCGGCCGCACCGCCATCAGCAACGGATGGACGCTCGCCGCCCCGCCCGGCAGCGACATCATCGCCGGCGACCACATCGAGTACGTCGGCATCGAATACGGGCTCAACGACGGCGACCCGCAACACATCGGATCCCCGACCGGGCGACTGGCCCGCACGCAAGCCACGATCACAGTTTGGAACGGATGATGGCCAAAGGACGAGTCGAGATCGACATCGCCGGGTTCAACGAAGCACGCAGAGACCCGGCGATCCAGGCCGAACTGCACCGGATGGGTGCGCAGATCGCCGCCGCCGCAGGCGGGGCACCCGACTTCGAGGTCATCGACTCGCCCAGCGCAACCCGTGCCCGCGTTGTGGTGAAGACCGCCACCGTCGAGGGGCGTCGCGCCGAAGCCATCGACCGGGCGCTCTCAAGGGCCATCAATGCCCACCGCTGACCTGATCCTGTTCCCCGACGAGATCGACATCGCCTGCACCCTCATCGACCAGGCACTCGCCACAGCAGGCGAACAGGACGTTTCGGCGCTCGGCCGCGTCCCGTCTGTGCGCCCGCGCGAGTTCGTCCGCGTGATCGCCGCCGGCGGGATCCGCGAGACGCTCGTCACCCGCCGCGTCACGCTCCTGCTCGAGGGCTGGGCTGCCACCGAGACACGCGCCCGTCGGCTCTGCGATCTCGCGTGCGCGGCGATCTACGCCGCCGATTCCGACCTGTTCGGCACCGACGAGCCCGGTACGCCGGCCAATCTGCCCGATCCGGTGTCGAAGCAGGAACGCTACACCGCCACCGTCACCACCAGACTGCGCGCCTCACGCGCGTAACCCATCCGCAGGGGTCAGCACCGCTGCCAGGAAAGGGCACACAGATGACAAACAACAACCGCAACGCCGTCGTCGGCAAGCCGAAGGTGTCCGGCGGTCTGCTCGTCGCCCCGGTCGGTACCGTCACCCCGACCGACGAAGTCGCCGCACTGGACCCCGCGTTCGGGGCTGTCGGCTACCTCACCGACTCCGGTCTCAAGCGTGGCGAGAAGACCGACTCCGAGACGAAGAACGCCTGGGGCGGTGACCCGCTGATCACCATCCAGAAGTCCAGCGAGTTCACCTCGAAGTTCGGCATGGCCGAGTACCTGAACCCGCTCGTGCAGTCCGTCATCTACGGCGCCGCCAACGTGACCACCAAGGCCGCCACCACCACGGCCGGCAACAAGCTCGCCATCAAGGGCACCGGCACCCCGTCCCCGCACAACACGTGGGTGGTGGAGATGTTCTCCGGTGACGCCCGCGGCCGCATCGTCTACCCGGACGCGCAGATCACCGACCGGGAAGACGTCGAGTACAAGGACGAGGACATCGCCGCCCGCGGTGTCACCCTCACCCTGTTCCCCGACGCCACCGGCGCCTACTTCTACGAGTACTGGGACGACGGCCAGAAGCGTCTGGCCAGTTCCTGATGAAGACCGGGGCGGCGAGGGTCGTGTGCTGACCCCGCCCTCGTCGCCCCTCCATCTCTCGGGTCAGCACACCCACCACAACCACGACGAAGGGTCAGCCCAATGTCTGCATTCCAGGTGCCGAAATCCAAGGCGTCCAAGGACCAGAACCGTTTCATCTTCACCATGCCCGGCAACGACCGCGAGTACTCGGTCCCGCTGCTGAAGTTCATCAAGCCGGCGCTGCTGCTCAAGTTCGACCAGCTCAGCGAGATCGCCGCGTTCGCGTCCATCGTTGACGCTTACCTGCCCGACGTGTTCGACCAGTTCGAGGACTCGACCCAGTTCGAAGTGTTCATGGAGCAGTGGAAGGAAGAGTCCGGGATCGACCTGGGGGAATCCGAAGCCTCCACCGACTCCTAACGGAGCACGGAGAGGCCGTCCGCTACGACCTTCTCGCCCTCGGGCTCCGCCTGGACCAGCTCGGCACCCCCGACCTGTCCTGGGTGGACCTGAGGGCGATCGTGCGCCACGCACCCCTGACCTCTGCGTTGAGCCGCGCCCGTCGCGGCGACGCCGCCGCCTACGAGGTGAACGAGTACCTCCTCACCGCGGTCCTGAACGTGCTCCGCACCATGTCGTGGCAGCTCGGCGCCGACGACAAAGTGCCGCGACCGGATCCCCTCCTCCCGCCCGGCGTCGACCCGCAACTCGACGCGGACGCTCACGTCCCTGGCGACTCGATGACCATCGAAGAGCTGCACGAGCGCCTCGGCTGGCCACCCCCCTAACTACACGCGAGGGAGTCCGACCATGGCAGCAGAGGGTGCGAAGCTCGCCACCGCCTGGCTGGAACTGGTGGTCTCCACCAAGGGCGCTCAGAAATCCATCGTCGATGAGATCGGATCGACCGCGACCAAGTCCGGTCAAATCGCAGGCAACTCGCTCGGTTCGTCCCTGCTGGGTGGGCTCAAGCGGTTCGCCGGGCCCATCGCCGCGGTTGCCGCCGGACTCAGCATCAAGAAGGTCATCTCCGACTCCACGAAGGAGTTCAACGCGCTCGCCGGGTCGACCAACGCCCTGCAGCGCATCGCCGGCGGCACCAAGACCGAGGTGTCTGGTCTCGCGGGGGCGATGAAGCTCGCCGGTGTCAACAGCGATCAGGTGATGGGGTCGCTGACGATCTTCTCGAAGAACCTCGGCAACGCGACCGGCGACGCGGACAAGGCCGCCGCGATGCAGACCAAGCTCGGCACCTCGTTCCTCGACGCCGCCGGCAAGGTCAAGCCGATGTCGGACATCCTCCCGGGGCTGGCCGACAAGTTCAAGGCGATGCCCGACGGCGCCGAGAAGACCGCCCTTGCTACGCAGCTGTTCGGCCGTTCCGGCACACAGATGCTCCCGTTCCTCAACAAGGGGTCCGAGGGCATCGCCGAGCTCACCGCCCAGGCCGGGAAAATGGGCCTCGTCCTCGACGACGTCTCGGGCAAGATCTTCGCCAAAGCGCGCGCATCCACCCGCGAATACCAGACCTCGATCCAGGGGTTGCAGGTCCAGCTCGGGCAGAACTTGGTGCCCGTCATCACCGCCGTGCAGAACATCTTCCGGCAGGCGATGATCCCCGTCCTGCAAGCCGTCACCGGGTTCCTGATGAACAACCGGGACGCGTTCCTCAAAGTCGCTGACGGGGCGCAGGCATTCGCTGACCGCGTCGGCGGTGCCATCTCCGGACTGTTCGCTCTGTTCAGCAAGGGCGACGTGACCGGCGGGTTGCTGCGCTCCCTCGGGCTGGAAGAAGACTCGAAGGTGATCGGGTTCCTGCTCTCGGTCCGTGAGGCCATCACCGGCGTGTTCGACGGGTTCAAGAACGGCACCGACGCGGTTGGCGCCAACCAATCCGTGTTCGCGGCGTTCGGCGCCAGCCTCTTCGCCGTATTCGCCCAGGTGAGGGAAG